GAAGAGAGAGAACAAAACAATTAACCAACTAATTAATCAAATGGTTTGGTTAACAGTCCAAGACTACTGTGTTTGTAGGGAAGGTAATCACTTTACCTCCGATTTATCTATATAATCCGATGTTAATAAACGAGGCTCAATTTTTTAGTAGTGAAGAGTGTGAGAAGATAAAACAATATGCCTATGAGAAAGAAAAAAAAATTAGATACGATCTTAAGAATGTTTTTCATCATTTTACAGAGGAAAAATATAATAATTCTATAACCACTAATAACTACGATCATTATAATTTTTTTGGTGATCATCCACATTATGCAGATAGATTAGTAAGTCTTCTAACACTAAATCATGCTCCATTGGAATGGCCTATTCTAGTTCAAAGTTGGATAAACATATATCGTAAAAATGATGGTATTGGTTGGCATACTCATTATGGAAGTGGTTTATCTTTTAATATTTTTATTGACGGAGATCCTGAACCTGGCCCTGTATATCTGCTTGGAGGAAAAGATGGTTTTTTACCTGAATATGAAATGGAAGCAAGGAACTACCCAAATAAAAAAGGTGTGATGCAAATATTCCCTTCACCTGTATATCATAAGGTAGATCCGTTAGCCTCGGAATCAGAAAGAATAACCATAGGAGGTACTCTGCATAATTGTAATGAGATAACTAAAAACATTTTAAATTACCTATCTTTTAATAATAAAAAAACACATGGTATGATTATTTTAAGTAAATGACAAAAATGACAAAACACAATATATTCACTACTCCTCTTTGGCATATAGACGGAACTCCTCAACCCTTAGTAGATGAGTTACTTAAAGGAGCATACCATATAAAAGATAATTATGAAACTGTCTCCATTTCAAACCAAGGAGGTTATCAAAGTCCCATGTTTAATTGGGAAGATTTTCATCCAGAAGGTAGACAATATATTGACTCTATAGTAAAGGAAGAACTAGCTACATCTAAGCGATACAAAGATGGGGTAGATAAAGATGGGAGACACAGCAAGTCCCTACCTAACATATTTTGGTGGATTAATATTAATAATCAAGGACATTGGAATACTCCTCATACTCATCCACATTGTGACTATGCATTAGTATGGTATCTAACTGATGTAGGTGATCGTTCACAGATCTCTTTGAGAGATGAATCATTATTAACTCTAATGAATCCTTTCCCTCAAAGATATGGGGATGACAACCAAAACATAAGTATTGTTGCAAGAAAAGGAGATATAGTAATATTCCCTGCTGACTTAGTACACTATGTAATGCCAAATCCTAAAGATGAAGATAGAATCAGTATCTCAATGAACTTGCGATTATGTTGATATTGATATATAATAGGTGAAGGACACAGATACGTTATGTACGACGAAACCACCTATCACATCTATGCACAAGATAGATGTCTGTATGCAAACTTAGAAGAAGAAGAGTTTGAATGTACATGGGAGATGTTAAAGGTAATGGTTGGTTTACTCAAGACAGATTATACAGAGAGAGATTTATCATATATTAAACTAGGGCCTAAATGTGGTGTAGGTGGGCCAGGTAGGGTTATCCCAACTCCTATGTGGGAAGAAGATTCATATTAATGGAAAGAGGGATTAAACCTATTTTTCCTTTACCTATATTTTTAGATAAAGCAGAGGGAAATGAATATACCGCTATACAGAAAGAACTTACTACTGTGAAGAGTAAGTTAAATTTTAATGATAAGTGGTATGATGGTGGTGGATGGATGTTAAGTGAGAATCCATTTGAAAGTAATTTTTTAATCGAACATGGATGTCATCATAGCATTAATTTTATAAACAAAACTGTAGATAAATTTATTAGGGATTTATATGGTAAAAATCACCTTGGTAAATGGGTGATCGCAGAATCATGGATGACAAAAACTATTACAGGTAAATGTGCAAGGGAGCATTGTCATGGAGGTGCAGATATATCTGGTGTTTATTACTTAGATACAAATGGTAAGGATGGTAATTTAATATTTACTAATATTAATAGTAATTTATCTTGTAATATGTTATTGTTGGATTTGGTTGATCAAGATATGAGAATGCCTTACTTAGAAAATGGAATGATCGCATTATGGCCTGGACAACTGAAGCATAGAACATTAGTAAATGAAACTGATCATGAAAGAATTAGTGTAAGTTTTAATATTACTCTAGGTAAAAAAGGGTTCGGTATACCTACTACTTCAAACTAATTATTGACAACTATATAAATGGATGTTATAATTGAATTGAAATTTCAATAAAACTATGGCCAAAGGATTTACAGTAAAAACTGTGCCACCCAAACCCAAGAAGAAAGCTGCCGATTGGGATATAGATGCAATCAAAGCAAGATGGAAAGGAAAGAAGATTGTATTCTGTCTACCAGGTAGAGGATGTTCATATATCTTTTTAAAGAATTTTGTACAGATGTGTTTCGACATGGTGCAAAATGGAATGAGTATTCAGATCTCACAGGATTACTCTTCTATGGTTAACTTTGCACGTTGTAAAGTATTAGGTGCGAATGTTCTTCGTGGCCCTAATCAGAAACCTTGGGATGGTAAACTAGAGTATGATTACCAACTTTGGATTGACTCGGATATTGTCTTTAACACTGACAAGTTCTGGCAGTTATGTGATCTTGCTTTACCTGCTGAAGATTCAGATAGGAAAGAAGCAGAGATTTGTGGAGGATGGTATGCAACAGAAGATGGTAGCACAACCTCTGTCGCACACTGGTTAGAAGAAGATGACTTCCGCAAGAACGGTGGAGTTATGAATCATGAGACTGTAGAGTCCATTGGAAAGCGTCAGAAACCTTTCACCGTAGACTACACAGGTTTCGGTTGGGTCATGATTAAGAATGGTGTCTTTGAGAACCTTGAATATCCTTGGTTTGCTCCTAAGATGCAACAGTTTGAGTCTGGAGCTGTTCAAGACATGTGTGGAGAGGACGTTAGTTTCTGTTTAGATGCTATCGACAAGGGTTATGAAATCTGGTGCGATCCTCGGATACGTGTTGGCCACGAAAAAACTCGTGTTATCTAACCGTCGTGTCTCGATTTACTATGGAGAATAACTAAAATGGCAATGAGAAGTCCAACTGGGGTCGAAATGATCGAAACTCGACCCAAAAAAACTCGTCAAGGGGGAGGAAAGCATACCAAATATGCCGCCTCCTCTCGTAATAAGGCAAAAAAACGTTCACGAGGACAAGGAAGGTAAAAATAGTTGCTAAATAAAGATATATTTGCCTAATAATAGTGGCTGTCCAACGCATAAGTAAGACATTTAAAGACATTAGCATGTCTTTTAAGGTTAATCCCTTAAATGATGACCTTATTGCGATTAAAAATCAGACCGCTATAGCTCGCTCTCTTCGTAATTTGGTGCTTACTGCACCAGGAGAGCGATTTTTTAATGAGAATTTGGGTTCCAACGTCAATAATCTCTTATTTGAGAATATGGATGACGTTACGGCTTCATCTATTAAGGATGAAATACAAAATACTATAAACAATTACGAACCAAGAGTTAAATTATTAAAAACTCAAGTCTCACCAAACTTTGAAACCCTAGAATTTGACGTAGTAATACGATATGAAATCATTGGAGTAGAGGCACAACCCCAACAATTATCATTTGCCCTAGAGCCAGCACGATAATGCCACTAGTTAATTTTTCCAATCTGGATTTTGACCAGATTAAAACATCAATAAAGGATTATCTTAGATCTAATTCCAATTTTACGGACTATGATTTTGAAGGATCTAACTTATCGACCATTATTGATGTTCTGGCATACAATACTTACATCACCTCTTACAATGCCAACATGGTATCGAATGAGGTTTTCATTGATAGTGCGACATTAAGAGAGAATGTTGTCTCATTAGCACGTAATATTGGGTATACTCCTACTTCTAAAAAGGCATCCAGAGCAAATATATCATTTTTTGTCGATACAACTAGTTATTCATCCACTCCTCAAACGGTTACTTTGAATAAAGGTCTAGTTTCCACTACAAATGCCTTTAATAATGAGTCTTTTACCTTTGCTATACTAGATGATATCACTGTTTCAGTTAATCAAAATCTAGCTAACTTTGAAAACATTGAAATTGTAGAAGGAATTTACCTTACTACTAACTTTACAGTCAATTCTTTTGATCCAAATCAAAGATTTATACTTCCAAACTCTAATATTGATACTTCTAGTATAAGAGTAACGGTCAAACCTTCAAAATTATCCAATACAAGTCGTAAATATAGGCAAGCTGCAAGTTTATTTGAGATAGATGGTGAATCTCCTATCTATTTTATACAAGAAATTGAAAATGAAAGGTATGAATTGATTTTTGGAGATGGTGTTTTTGGTAAAAAGTTAGAATCTCCTAGTTTTATAGAAGTTTCTTACTTAGTAACTAATGGAGAAGCTGCAAATGGCATAGGATCCTTTATATTTTCGGGAAAATTAACGTCAAGTAGAGAGGGTGTCAATCTTACCGCAGGAATTTCCTTAGTTTCGACTAATAATGTTGCTGCAGGTGGTAAAAGTATAGAAAGTATTGAATCTATTAAGAAATATTCGACTAGAATTTACTCCTCACAGAATAGAGCAGTAACTGCATCTGATTATGAAGCAATTTTACCAACAATATACCCCGAAACTGATTCTGTTTCTGCTTTTGGTGGAGAAGAGTTAACTCCTCCTCAATTTGGAAAGGTTTTTGTGAGTGTAAAACCTACAAATGGGTCATATTTGTCTGGCCAAATTAAAGAAAACATAAAAAGTCAAATTAAGAAGTATTCTGTATCGGGAATTGTTGTTGATATCATTGATTTGAAGTATTTGTACATCGAACCTAACATTACGGCTTACTATAATGCGAATTTAGCAAAATCTGCTAATTCAATTACTACAATTGTAAGTGAAAATGTAGAAACTTACTCAAAATCTGCTGAAATTAACAAATTTGGAGCAAGATTTAAATATAGTAGGTTTTTGAACTTAATTGATGGTAGTAGTGAAGGTATAACTTCCAATATTACGACTATTACGATTAGAAGGGATCTGAGAGTAGCGTTAAATAGTTTTGCGGAATACGAAATTTGTTACGGTAACCGATTCTTTGTAAAAGACGGTGGATATAATATTAAGTCTTCAGGATTTAATATTGCTGGTATTAGTGCCACTGTATATCTTACTGATATGCCTGATGATACTCATGAAAAAGGAACTATCGATATATTTGCTTTAGATTCTGCAACTCAACCTAGAATTGTTAAAAAATCTGTGGGAGTCATTGATTATATTAAAGGAGAGATTAAATTATCTCCAATTAATATTACTAACACTGTTATTCAAAAAGGATTCCCCTTAATTGAAATTTCTGCTATTCCTTATTCTAATGATGTAATAGGACTTCAAGATTTGTACTTACAACTAGATCTAAATCAAACAGAGGTTACTTCAAAACCTGATAATATTGCATCTGGTGTAGATGTATCAGGAAGCAACTATCTGGTTACCTCCAGTTATACAAATGGAAGTCTAGTTCGTGGCGGCCCTGTATATGCAACTGAATCTGTCGTCAGAACCACTACAACAACCCGTGTAGGCAGCGAAACCATGACTTCTACTACAACATCCACAACATCCACAACATCCTCCTCTGGCTCCGCTTCTAGTGGTTCCTCTGGTGGTAGCAGCACTGGTGGCAGCACTGGTGGTGGCGGCGGTTATGGTGGTGGTTATTAACTCTCATATTCTTACTCAGATCAACATATACAAAAAATGATATCTACAGACATACAAAGAGTTCAGCTGCAAAGTATAGTTGCA